TCTTGAAACTCAACAGGTATATTACCAATTCTTTTAAAAGCTTTTTCTATTCTCTTAGCTTGTTTGTTAAATCCCTCTCTAACTACTTGATCTGCAAAAGGTAAATATTCTGCATCTATAATTTGTTTTATTTTTGGTCTTATGGCTATTGCCGCTTGTAATTCTATAAGCTTACCATCTTGTGTCGGTAAATCTCTATTGGCTAAAGATACTACCTCTCTTTCAATCCTATCTAATGTTGAAGTCAAAGTTTTGTAATATTTAACTTCTGCGATTTCAATTTGTTTTATACGGTATTCTGTGCTTTTCTGAACTATATCTGCCATAATCTGTTCCTAGATTGTTCTACCTTATTATCTTCTTTTTGTCCAACTCACTACATTCTAAAGGACAATAATTAATACCTTAAAAGTATATAATTTATATATGACGTTAACAAAAAAAGGAGAAAAAATGAAAACACAAGTTGAACCTAAAATCAAAACATTAGATCAACAATTTTCTGAAAAAACAGGAATTGATGTTTCTAATAAAAAAAGAGGTGTTGATTTAGACCCAATAGTTGGCATGGGTGTTACTAGAAGCATTGGTGCTGATAGTTACCCATATACAATTATTGAAATCTTAAAAAACCCTAAAGGTCAAACAATCCTTAAAATAGAAAATGATAGTGATTTATACAATCACGATTCATACACTACTTTTAAAAGTGGTAGAACAGAAAAAAATATTAAATCTGTTCACTATTTAATCAAAGATAAAGACTGGGTTGATATAAGATGGAATGAAAAAACAAGAAGATGGAATAAAGGTGCTTCTTATTATTATCACTCTATCGGTAAAAGAAATTACGATCTTGACCCAAGTTTCTAAATAAGACTTAAAATTAAGGCGATCTTTATGGTCGCCTTTTTTTTTGGCAAAACTCAAAAAAGCTTTTTTTTCATTTTTTTTTGCCTACTGCCATGCGGATTATTTTCTGCCTTAATTCACTTTGCTTACTTCTAGAGCATTTGTAAAAAGTGCGTATGGTATAATAGGGTATGAATAAAAAATTATACATTAAAAAAAATATTCATAGAAAGGGGGTTAATATGGCTAGAAATAAAAAAATAGACAGACGGCTTGTTGGAAATTACGATAAGCAAGACAAGCAATTTTACTTTCTTATTCAAAAGTGGAATGGCGAAACTTATGAAACAATTAAAACTTTTGAAGCCGAAAGATGTGAAGTAAATGGTCTTAAACACCAATACAGAGACCACTAAAAAGTAAGGGGAACGATAGCAAGTTCCCCTTTAAAAATTAAATAGATTCTTCTTCTACTTCTTGATCTTCTTGCTGTGGTTCATCTTGTGTAAAAGAACCCACCTCAGGTTTAGTATCTATTTCTTCAAAAATTTCACTAAGCTTCTCATCATTGTCTACGATTGCTCTTGCTATCTCTTTATCAATTTCTTTAGATAGTGTAGCTGATTCAACTCCTGATGCTTTAGCTTGTTGGAAGAACATAAGATCACTTGCATAATCTCTAATGTTAAATGAGTCAGGGTAATCTATCTCACCATCAAATGTTGTGTTTTGAAACTGTGCGTATAATCTAAATATTTGTTCTTCTGCTAATTCTAAATTATCTGCTTTGTCAGATAGTCTTGCATTAAGTAATTCAAATTCTGTTTGTAAAGCTATACCTGAGCTGACTTGTGTCTTAGTAGTTCTTACTGCACCGATATGTGCAATTCTATTTATTGAATTAACTTTGTTTTCTATTGATGTCATAATTGAATTTAAGTTAGAACCATTTGGTTGAAGTAAATATGGTTTTAAGTTTGGTTCTATTTCCTCAGGCATTTCTATTATTGCACCAGCTCCAGCACTAGCATTTACACTTGGAGTCTTAACTAATGACGGGTGGTTTGATAATCTAATTAATTGTTCTATTTCTGAGTATTCATTGTAAATCGCTTTTTGTAAATCTGCTATATCTGTTAGGTCTGATTGACCAATTCCTTTCTTATGCGATTTAGAATTGTATAAAATAACTGCTGGTATTTTGCCAATCAGATTATCGGCAGTATCTATAACGACAGGTTCTGATCTTTCTTCCATATACAAAGTATCTATTCTATCAGGATACCAAACTCTCATATATGTTCCACCGTCTTTATCAACTTCTTCTCTTATTTTTAAATAGTCTAATACATACTTACCATTAGGTTCTCTTTTAAAATTCCAATCTAAAACATTCTCAGGTGTTACGATTGATATGTATGGTCTAACTTCTTGTTGTAATTCTTCTGCTCTTGTTCCTAATGTTAGATTCGGTTTATCTAAAATCATAAAACAATGACCATAAATAGAAGAATAATTTTGTGCTTGTTTGACTACGTTGTTAAAACTATTACCGTCTAAATCTGCATCTTTTAAAAATGTATCTAAGCTTTGTTCTTCTGCCATAGACCCAAAATCTCTTGATGGTTTTACTCTAAATAAAAATGATGAATAGATTTGTATTACGTTTCGACAATGATTATCGCAAGGTGTGTTAGCAAGTCTTTGATTAAACTCGTTATCTAATTCAAGATTGTATCTATTTAAATATTGACCAAGAGTATAATCATATCCACCATTATAAGATCGTATGTAATATTCCCAATTAGAAACATTATCTTTGTAATCCTTGTGTACGTTTAATGCAGAGTCTCTTGAATATGCCATTATTTAATTGCCCATCTTTTAGGTTGTGAAAATGGAATGTTACTTGTAAGTGGTTTAATGTAATCAATTAAATAACCTAAAGCATCGTTCATATGGTCAAAACCTTGTTCCTTGTCAGGAATATTTGTATTTTCCTTGTATATTTGTCTTTGTAATCCTTTTATCATTGTTTTGCAAGATTTTGAAACATAAATATATCTATTACCTTTAGAATCTTTAAGCTTACTATTAACTGCATTGACTCTATCTCTAATTGATGGGTGTTTGTGTTTTACTTTAACTTTGAAACCAGCGTTTTGAAGAATAGATAAATCAGTTTTACCACCAGCAGAAGTTTTACGTTGTCTTGATGCTGGGTCTGGATAAACAAATACTTGTGCTTTTGAACCATATCTATCTCTTATTTCTTGGCACATTTCATCAGTATTACTTGAATAAATTACTATCTCATCTACTACATAAACTTTATCTTTTTCAATTTGTGTTACACAAGCTGACATAGGGTCAACGTTAAAGTCCATTCCTAAATGAAAAGGTTTTGTCCAATCTATCTTTTTATCTATAACTGAATCAACAGGGTGAAAATTGTAATATACTGCACCAGCATAATTTTCAAATGCACCCTCAAACTCTTGTCTAAAGGTTCTAATATCTACATCTTGTTTTGCTTGTTCTAATTCTTCTTTTGAAACCATACCACCCTGAACAGTAGTATATTGAAAACTAGCCCATTGATTATCTTGCTTACCTTTGAGATACATCTCATAACTCCAATTACCATAACCTTTAGGTGTTCCACACATCAATACATCTCCAAGTGTATCAGCAACAGAAGCTCTTAATACTTCAAACCAAGTTCTTTTATCTATATCTGCAAACTCATCTAATATTAAAAAGTTTAATCCTGTACCTCTTAATGAGTCGTAATTTTCTGCACCTTTTAATGATATTGTACTATGTGATTTTCTTATTTTAATTGTAAGTGTAGTTTCGTTTATATCCTCAATCCAATTAAACTGATTAAGCATTTCTTTTAAATTAGACCAGCAAATTTCTTTAGCCATTTTGAAAGTCGGTGCTACATACCATATTTGCTGATTTGGTTTTGATGCGTATTTCATCATCTCAGTAATACATAAATAAGTCTTACCGAATCTTCTACCTGATATTAATACTCTAAATCTTTTGTTTGAAGAACTAACTTCGTATTGTGGTTTAGTTAATTTAATCTTCATATTAACTTGTTACTACCGCCTGACATCTAAAATTTATTAAAACTTTACTTTTATTCACTTCAATAGACCCCATTGATTGATTTATCGTAAGTGCGTTTAAATATCCAGCGGTAGAACATTCATAATAACTATTATATTCAATTTTATTAGGTATTGGCTCAGAACATTGTTGATAAATAGAAGAACAGATTTGCATTATTAAGATATATTTCATAGCCAATTTATTATTCCCCAAATGCCAAATATTAAATACATTGTTTCCATATACAATCTCGGCATTGATTTTAACCTGTAAGAGTCGAAAATCCATATTGCACATGACATTACCGATAAACACCAACCTAAAGATTGAAGATAATTTATTTTGAATGTTGTTAGTATTATTACACTACAAAGAGCTAAAAGGAAACCACACCATCTTAGCTTTCGTATTATACGACTTACTCTTATCATGATGTGTCCTCATAATTATTTGCTAAGTGATATGATTCTGACGATCTTTTTAGCACCCATATAGATTTCTGTTTCTGCTTCTAGTTTTTTACAACTAAACCTAACAGATTGTGGGTTGACTTCTCTCTCTGCTATACGTTTTGATTTGAGACATTCTGACATTTTTTCTTTGTAAGTATGTTCAACAATTTGTCCGTTTAGATACATTAAAAGTGCTACACAAATTTCTATCATTTTTTCCAACCCATAAGTTTCAATAAAAGTTGTTCTATTTTATCTACAAGCTTTTTGCAATATTTAAAAATTTTTTCCATTTGCTCTAACCTTATCTTTTAAAGTTTCTACATCATTTCTTAATCTATCTATATCTTTCATCATACGAGATATATTTACTCCATTGTGCATCATTTCATCAACTCTATTTGTTAATTTTTCTAAGTCACTTATAGCTGACTCTAATATTAAATATTGTTCTCCATCTATGGTTTTCTGATCTGAAGCTTTTAGTAAATCACTAAGCATCAGTTCTCTTGATGTTTCTAAACTTGTTATTTTTTGAGTTACAGTTGCATACATCATAACAACTGTTCCTACCATTGCTATAATTCCTATTAAATTAAAAATAGGCATAGATACTTTACTGTTTGAACTTACGTCTATTCTATCTTTACTCATAGTTTTTAGTTATCCACTTAAATAATTTCTTAATAAACTTTTTAATCTTCTTCATAATCTAAATCCTTTTTGCCAAGTTCTTATAGCCCAAAATGC